AGGTCAAAGACGTTCTTTTTTGGTCTTTGCAGCTTAATCGAATTAAATAAATTCGGCTTCATGTTGTTTTGTTTTTTAATTTTAAAAGTTAGGGGTGACTAACCCCTTTTTGTTATAGTCTAATTCCACCACGTGATACGTAATAACTGCGGCTTACTTTACGTCGTTTGCCATAACTGCCCTTTCGAGATGTTCGGCGATAGTTCCTTCTTCGCATGTTTTTGTTTTTAGTTTGTTATTAAAATATTTATATATTGCCTGTTCTACATACTTTTTTAATAGCTCTTTTTCTGTTATATCTGATGTGTTATACAATTTTATTAACCTTAAAATTTGGTCTTGTGTATATATTCTCATTTAAAAGATTTTACTAATTAAAATTTTTATAATGTCTTGTGCTAATCCTGAACCAATTCCCAAATTGTCCAATGTGTTACGCATTTTTAATTCAAATGCTTTTAAATCGTTAGTTGTTTCTAAACCTTTTTGTGTTGCTTCAGCTATTTTTAGCTGAATAGGTTGTGATAATCTTTGAAATTGATTATTCTGTGATAAAGCTACAAATTGTTGATCTAAAATTTTGTTTTGTTTTTGTGCTTTTTGTACTTCTAAAGGATTAATTGAATCCTTTTGTGACCTTTCTTGTCTTTTAAGGTTTACACCTTCAACAAGATTATCGTAAGTTGCATTACCTACTCTATTTGATATTGAAGGTTTTTCCTTTAAATCTGGTAATTGTGACCTGAGTAAATCATTTTGTAATTCTTGGTTTTCGTTTCTTAATTTCATGCTTTGCATGTTTAATTGTTGAACTTTTACTCCTGTTGACTTGCCTAATATATCAAGTATTCCTTCGTCTAATTTTGGTGCTACATAATCTGTACTTCTTACAGGTGCACCTTCGTTTGTTTGTTTATATATCAAGTTTGGGTTTAATCCAGCTTCTTGAAATCTTTTCATTTGTTGAGCTGGTGTGTTATAAGCATTTAATGCTTGTTGATCTGATAATGCGTTTCTTCTGTTTCTACTATTTGTGTATAGTTGTGAGCCTGTGTTAAATAGGGTTGTACCTATTTGTGCCCATGCGTCTGGTGATAATCCCATTTTTTTTTGATTTTTTTTTTTTATGACACTATAGCCTATTTTGTTTCGTTCAATCGTAATGCGTCGTTCCTCCTTCGTCCTTTTTCACTTTACTTTTTGCTATTGGTGTCAATAAACACTAATATATCAAGGTGTATTAGTGTTTATTACTGACGCGCTACGCTTGTCTTAATAAATACCCCTATGCAAGTAAACTTGCACAGGGTTATTTCTTTTAATCTTTGATGTTTTCAACATCTTGAGATTCAATGTCTTGAATCTGTTCTTGTGTAAGCTTTGCTTTCACTTTTTCTGTTTTGCTGCTTTTTAATCGTTCTTCGATTTCGGCTAATTCTTTACGAGCAGCTATCTCTAGTTCTTGCCTTTCTGCTAAATCGAGTCTACGAGGGTCTATACCATCTCCGTCTTCTCCTTCGTATATTGGTTCTTTACTTCCGCCTAATGGTAAACCATTTGCGAATCTTGATAATATTTCTCGTACTGACATTGCTTGGTCAGGTACTGTTGCACTTGGTTCGTTATTAATTTCATCATCATTAAACTCATGTGCGTTAAACATATTGTATATTTTCATAAATAATTGTTTTTTCTTTCCATTTCTGCATGTTTTTCCATTTTTTTAAATGCAAAAATGTGTCTTTCTGACATTACTTTTTCTTGTTCTGTAAATGTTGTAAACTCTTTAGACATTTCCAAATCTAGTTCTTCACTTATTTTAGCCATATATAACGCTATTTTATCTTTTTCTTGTTCATTATACATTTTATCTTTATAATATCTTGGCATGGCTATTTTTTTGCCATCTTCTATTGGAACGTACATACGTTCTTCTAATGAATTTTTATGCCATTGTATCATAGCTTTTGTCAAATAGTTACTTCCTAATCCTTTTGACATTACACTAAATTCTTTTTTTCTATCATCATTTTGATGCTGTGGAATTTGTGACTTTTTTGACATATATTTTAACGTATAACCGATACTGGCATGACTAACATTGCCAATATGATAACTGCCAATATTATTATTATTAAGAGCCCAAGCACGTTTAATATGTTCCGGGTTAGCGTTAAAAAGAATAATATGATAATGAGGACGTTTTTTCGTACTCCCGTACTCTCCGACAGCATAATATTTAAGCTTTTCATTTGTCAATTTTCTTAAACGTTTAAAAAATTTTTGTAGATCTGTTAAATCTAATGTCATATAGCCATTTTGTGTTATTGGGACATATTCTGTATCATATGTTAAAGTTATAAAGAGAGCGGATTTACTCCGCTCTCCTTCTTTAACTAATCTAAAAGACCAACCTGAAGTTCGTCTTTTTTTACAGGGGGGACATTTCCCACATGGAAATGGTATATGTTCTCCCTTTACTTGTTCTTTTTTATAAAAAGGAGTGATACACCTACTACTCATGTTTAAAACATTGGAGTACCAAACTTTGGCATAGGCCTTACAGCCTTAATTTTGTTCAATACATGACAATATAAGGAATCTCCTACTGGGCTGTTCACTGCAAAAATACGTTTTGTTGCATCGCAGTTTACAAATGCTCCATTTAATGCGGGTTGTGTTGCAAATTTTCTACCTAAATGCCAATAATCTAATGTTGTTCGAAAATCTCCAGCAACTCTTGATGGCATAAATTTGTATTCTGCATATCTCGGTACATAACCAAATGTATCTGTACCTGTTGGTGTATAAGCATATAATTCTTGATTTTCAACAGCTTGTTCTCCAATATGTGCAAATGATGGCCAAAAATAATCTAAAGTATCATTTTTTAAGAATGTTTTTGGTATACCTTGTTGATAAGCTGTTTTAGGCATTACTGACATAATACCAATTATATATCCATGTTCTTCGCAATAATATGATCCTGAACGTCCTGAAGATACACTTATACCATGTCCAGCCATATTACCTTGAGGTAAACCAGCTGTTTCTCCTGTTTGGTTGACAATTTCTGAAATAATAACAGGACTTTTTACACCTGTAATATATTCTGGGCGTTGTAATCGTTTGTCTGATGATTTAACACCAAAATGTGTTAAAATATTCTCTATATAACGAGTACCGCCTCTTGCGTTTTTCTCCAACCATTCTTGTAGTCTAAATGCACGTCTTAAATCGTTGATTGTTGTAGGTTGTAATTGTACTCCATCTGTTTCTGCATATAAAGTATCAGGTGCATATGGTGGTGTTGGAGTTCCTCCAGGTACATTAATAGATGATGGAGAACCAGATAATGTTGTTCCTGAACCTGAATTTTTTACTAATACATCACCACTAATTTCTCCTAAAGGTATATCTACTGCTGCACCTTTTTGTGCAAAAGGTAATGATGCTGTGAAGTAATCATGTTCCCATGCTCTTTTTCTTAATGTAGCTAGTTCACGAATACGTGCAGGTGATAATGCTTGACTACCATCTGTTAATTTATAATTAACAGGAGCAATCAAATTTTGATCTCTATAATATTCATTATAAATACATTGATAAGCAGCAAATGGTAATACATTAATATTTGTTAATGTACCTCCATTTGGTGGTGGTGGAACACCTAAATAATCTGCTGTTTTTGCAATAGTTGGGTATGTTGTTGCTTGTGATGGTTCAAAATATTCACTAGATAAATATGGCATAACAGCACCGCTGTTAGGATTTGTAATGAAATTTTCCCAATTGTCCCATAATATTCTGTTTGGTACAAAGAAATAATGCATTGTTACATCCATTCTATGCATAACAGGTGCAATCATTGGAGCAAATCTAATAAGGCTTTCACATCCTAATTCAAATTTGTCTCCAGGTACACATTCCATTGTTAAAATTGGTGTTAAATTGCCCATTTCTGCTGATAACTTTACGTCATGGGTGAGGTCAAAGACGTTCTTTTTTGGTCTTTGCAGCTTAATCGAATTAAATAAATTCGGCTTCATGTTGTTTTGTTTTTTAATTTTAAAAGTTAGGGGTGACTAACCCCTTTTTGTTATAGTCTAATTCCGCCACGTGATACATAATAACTGCGGCTTACTTTACGTCGTTTGCCATAACTG